GAGATAGAAGAAAAAGAGAGAAGATTGATTTTTTCGGCATTGCGAATTTGGTATTGCATTAACACTAATGCAGAATGTATGGCCTCTGCATTGCCACCTTTGTACGTTAGTTTCGCGCCTCCTTTAGGAATGTAGGCATCGGGGTTGCTTCGGTAACCGAAGAGTAATCGTTGGATTAGTTGTTTCATGTTGTTAGTTGTTAGTTTTAAAAGTATGGAATAAATGGTGATTTTGATGTATTTTTAATTAACATTGATTTGGCTTTTTCATCAAGTCTTTTGCACATAAAATTGACTATATCGCTATCGCTCATTTGTAAATAGTTAATTTTTTTTAGAAATCTTTGAGTTTCTTTATCAACTAAATCAAAAGCATATTGCTTATCAGTAATTGAAAAAAATATACTATCATCAACAAAAGAACAAATATCATATCTTTTAGAAAAATGATACATATTAACTTCTATAATTGGTGTTGAATATTTACCATGAAATGATGGCGGAGTATAATCTCTGCTAAAGCATTTTTTTAATTCACTTATTTTATGCTTTTGCCAACCATAAGTATCAGAATCAATTACCATTTTAACTAAATCAATTTGTATGTTTTGCATTCTAATATTCATTATGCTAAAGAATCAAATTTTTTACTTTCAATTTCTCTAATTTGTTCCTTTGCATTGTTGCTTTCAATAGCATTTATAACAACTGCCCTTTTTAATTCATAGTTTAAAAGGTTGTTACATTGTGCTACAAGTTTAGCTTGTGCTGATGCAGTTGAAGCATCGATTTCTCCTTTGTCTAATTTATCCATTTGGATGCAAAGGTGTGCAAATAATGATTTTGTGTTTACTGGTGTCATTTGTTTAGTTGTTTAATTGTTAGTTGTTTTGTTAGTTTATATTCCTGCTTTAAATTTAAAGTCGTTAAGTATTTCTACAAGTTCATCAATGTTGTCAATAGCCCATCGTTGTGTTTGAAAAACTATGTATTTACATGCTCCGTTATCTTCCATAAATACTTTTAATTCTTGAATATCATTGCTTGATTCATCACATTCTTGTGAGTATGTTATTGATATTTCTTCTATTACTGCTTTCATGTTGTTAGTTGTTAAATTAGACCGCAAACCTACTAATAATATTTTTAAAAATAAAATTTGTATTTAAAAAAGATTACTTTATATTTGCCAAAATTTAAAACTAATAACTATGACAACAACACTAACATTAACATTGCATTTCGATTACGAAGAAACCGACAGAGAAAACAACATTCTTGGTGGTTGGGTATTAACTGACATTACTAATGGTAACACACCAGTACATTTAAGCCCGAAACTTGAACAATTATTAAATGAAGAATTAGACCCCGAAATTAGAATTAGATACTAACAATTTATAACTATGAAAACAAAACTATCACTTATCCTTTGGGCCGCAGCAGCCCTATTTCTATCTTGCTGGTCAGTAGGTTTCGCAATGTCTGGAGTGTTCTATGGCAATAGCGAATTCTTAACCTTTACTCTTTCCTTTTGCGCCTCGCTTACAAGCGCAGTTTGTGGTGCTGGATTTATGCAACAATGGATGAAAAGATGAGGTTGATTTGGAACCCTACCAAACTAACCTGCGAATTTATTGTGCCAGATATCGCAAAATCAGAAGGTGTTCAAAAGGTTTGCGGCTTTAGCAGAGGTTGGCATCACTACAATAGCATCCGTTTAGGTATTCGTAAAGAAGATACCTACATTGTGCTATATTTCTATGCGTACATCAAAGGTGAGCGCACTATTCAAAGATTAGGCAGATTCGAGATTGGCGAAAAGGTATCGGTTGAATTGCAATGGGGGTATTATATTGAATGCAAAGCGAATGACAAGTACTCATTTAGAATAGCTCCCAAGCGTTCATTTCCGATTGGGTACTTATTGTACCCTTACGCAGAGAAAGATGGTGTGGAGGGTATAGAAGTGCCGATTGATATTGAGATAATGAACCTAAGGATTTATTAACGGTTCTCGGCTTGGCGAAGAAGCGGACTTGAAAGCACAGACTTTCAGTTTAGCACAAAAGCCAATAGAAAGCACGAATGTTCAATATAGCACTAAACCCGCCATTTTGCCAAACTGCTTGTTAGGTGCAGTTTTTTTCAGAGTACCAAATTAATAATTAAAACGTAAATAAAATGAATTTAGTAAAAGAACATAGAGGAGTAAAAATATTCGTATCTATTCAAGGCGAATTTTATTGTGATGCAAACACTAACTCAAATGATTACAAAAAGAAAACTTTTGTATCAACAAAATTGCAGTCAATCGAAAAAGCTATTGATGACTTTAAAGGGCAAGAAATAGACGGTAATAGATATTATTATATTGCTGTTTACAATACAACATTAACACCATTGAGAATAGTTAGGCAAGTAGGTAACAGATTATTCTTCGATGATGGAACTGATACTTCAAACTATTCACGAAAAGCACTTTATCCAAAATCAGTTGATGAAAAACAAGAGTTTAAGGATTTGGAATTGCTTTTTGAACAACTAAAAGAAAATCAAAAAGTGATTAACAAGTTGTATGAAATTCAAAAACAATTAAGAGCCGAAGCAGAAAATAAGTTGAAGTTTCTGTCGAAAGTTACGGTATCGTAAAATTGCACCTAACTAACATATATGCGCTACATTTACACGCTTATACAACAATCTATGCGTGTCTTAATGTTAATGTTGTGGTTGCTATTCAATAGCTGCCATACGAGTAAAGAGTATAAACAATTTAAAAAAACTGTTAGATGCCCACAAAACAAATAGGCGCAGTTGACTGGTTAGCGAATGAGTTATCCATTCCAAAAGAGTTGCTAAAGTTAGCGAAAGAAATCGAAAAGCAAAACATTATCAATAGCTATCACGTTGGCTATTCAAGGGCTATAATGCCGAAACAGTACAATGCGCAGGAATATTATGAACAAAATTTTAATAAACAAGACTAATGGAAGCAAAATTAAAAGCAGAAGAATTAGTATTAAAGTTTTTAAGAGTAGAAAATAATACTCCAGAATGGTTTAATACACATATTGCCAAACAATGTGCATTGATTGCAGTTCAAGAAATAATTAACGCAAATCCGCATAGCAATCCATTCACAACGGAAGTTTATTCAACTATGTTATTTTGGCAAGAAGTTAAAAACGAAATAAACAACATATGAAACAAGTCACAGCAGTTGAATGTTTACAAGAAGTAAAAATTAAATACGACTACAACTGCAAACATTACTTTGGTATTATATCTGCTAAAAACCAAGAAGAAGCAAAAAAAATATTACACAAAGACCATACTGGGAATGGTGATAAATTGTGTAATTGGAGCAAAACAACAAAAAAAGATTGTCAAATAAATTGTAAGTTAAACATAAAAAAAAGATAATATGAACACAGGAAATATGACAAATGACGAAGCAAAATCAATAGGTAATTTTATTGAACATCTTAACAATATTGAGCAAAGACTTAAAAAGATACAATACAATAATGATGTATTTTTAGACAATCAAGAATTTTTGCAAGTAATGAATATCAGTAAACGAACTGCTCAAATTTGGAGAGATAGTGGTATAATATCATTTTCGCAAGTAGGTGCAAAAATTTATTACCGATTTTCAGATATAGAAGAATTGTTAACTAAAAACTATAAAAAAGCAAAAAATTTAAAGAAACAATATGAAACCAAAAGATGAAACCAAGCCCTTTGAGAGCAGGCTATTAGAAGACCTACACCCAACATTAGCCAACGCTTATAAGAAAGCAGAAGCCCAGTTTAACGCTATCCATAACGATGTTCACGTTATCATTGTATGCACTTACAGAAACAATGCAATGCAAGAAGTGTACTTTGCTAAAAGACCAAAGATAACCCAAGCCCGAGCCTCGCAGTCACCCCATAACCACTACCCCTCCAGAGCCTTTGACATAGCGTTTGTTAAGGTTGGCAAACGTGAGTTAGACTACTCGGCAAAGCATTTTAAAGAGTTTTGGGAGTTGTTGCAAACGGTAAGCAATAAGCTAACTTGGGGAGGTAACTTTAAATCGTTCAAAGATTTACCCCACTACGAATTAACCAACTGGAAAATGACCATCGTATGACACGCAACACACGCTACACTAATGGCAAAGAGGTTATAACCTTTAGCAAGATTGATTTTATGGTTATCGGAGGCAGAAAGATAGACCACGTTTATTTTCGCAGGAAGGATAAAGTAGATTTGATTATGCCTTTGGTTGAATGGAATTTAAAGGGTAAATTTGAATGGGAGATAATTAATTGATATGAAAAAACAAATTGAAAATATATTGATAAAAGTTGATGAAGGCAGGATGCCTGTTCAACAAGCATTAACTGAGCTATTACGTTTATTTAATGCCAGCGGTTTGCTTTGCGATGAGTGTGGGGATGGCTCTGGGTGGTATGGAAATGATATAGAACCTGAATATGGCAGTATAACTATGAATTGTTCTAAATGTAATCCTGAAGCAAATTGACCGATAATTAACACCAAATAATATGAATCTAAAACAAAAGTACCGCAGCCCAGACAACAAGCAACTAAAGAAAATTGCAGACTACTTAATCTATGTTTTGCTGCCATTTATTCAAACATCGTTAGCATTGGCAGAAACGCAAGGATTAATCAGTTTAAAGCAAGCGTTTTGGGGTGGTTTGGCAGCTACGTTCTTATTGATTAATACCAAGTTTTTAACTAAATTTACAACCGAAACACCTACAACAACTGCGGTTATTGATGGGGATGGGTGCTAAAACTAACAATATGAAAAAAGAATTTGCAGTAAGAACACTTAAACGAATTAAAGAAATTAATGAAACACACCATAAGTTAAAGGCTTTGGGTATAGATTTAATTGATTATGAAAACGGTATTAACTTGCTTGAAGAAAGCATTGCGCTAATGTTTACCGAAAATGAAAATGACTTTGAAAAGGCTATTGATGATGTTCAATGGTGGCTGTATGAAAATGTAGATAAAATTCTAACGCTTAAAGATAAGACTAAAGTTGATGTCAATACACCAGAAGCGTTTATTGATTGGCTTAATAAATGGTATAAACAATAACAATATGAAAACAAACCACATCGCCATCACATTCGGCATCAGTTGCCTACTATTAATTATCGGATTAAACCATTGCGCAAAGGAGAAATCAAAACCTATTCCATTCGACTACAAAGCAGAAGCGGAACTAATCAAGAAGCAGTTTGGGATTGAACAAGCAATATTGCTCAACCAACTGGAGAATGTTAACCGAAGATTGCAAGTTGCAGTTAACGCAAAAGATAGCATTAGAAAGCGTGAAATATCATTAACCAACACTAACATAGCTTTGCTTAAGAAGTTGCGTGATAGGCTACCAAAAGAGTGTGACACAGTGTTTGTTTTGTGTGATGAGATTATCAATGTAAAGGATTCAAGTTATGCTGCGTTGTTTACTGCGTTTCAACTTTGTGATTCGGCTTCAACAGTTAAGGATTCCTTAATAGTTACTTACAAGGCGGAAAACGTAACAGATAGCACTCTGTTAGTGATAAGTAAGCAAGAAACTAAACAACAACGCAAAGGTAAGATAGCTGCGTGGTGTGTTGGTGGGGCAATGTTTATGCTTTGGCTTGTTGTGGGATTGAAATAAATTACTATCTTTGCCTCGTTCAATGTTAGTTAGTTATAAGGTAAAGCCCTTGCAGAAATGTGAGGGCTTTGTTTATTTGTCATCCATTCCCAAAAAAACTAATATCGCACAAACCATAGGCACTTGTTTCAACCGTTCTATTAACGATTTGTATTCACGTTCTTGAACGTAATACCAATATACAATACCAATTATTACTATTGATAATAGTGCTATAAGCAATACCATTTCCTTACTCATTCTTGTTTTTCTTTGCTACTCTGTAAGATGCCCACATTGATACTATCAATGCACCTAATTTAGCACCATCGTAAATCGTGTCGTAGATGCCCACTAAATTCATATTGCCAAACCAATCGGATGTCCACACTCCTGCCTGAATGATAACCGATGTAATGATGACTAATATGCTATTGTCGGGGTGTTGGTGATGTATCATAAAGGGAATGTTGGTAAAGTTTCTAAAAATTCAACTGCGGTTTCTTCATTAGGATTCAAGGCTACATAATTAGCCACTAACTTGCAAGTGGTAATCCACCAATCAATAATACTTTGTGCTTCTGCTCCATAATCAACATCGTTTACCCACATTGAAACTTCTCCGATTGATAGATAGTCATGCTCAGTTAATATAGCTTGCAATCGCTCATTATGGATTTTGTTTGTTGGGCTATCGTATGTTAATTCGGTATCAATATACCACGATTTGCGACCATCGCCTTGTTGTTTGAATTTTATAGTCATAGTGTTTATTTTGTTACTGAAATTATACCCCCAAATACCCAATCAGATGGGTTTGTTCCCCATGCTGGAGTTAGTATTTTTAAAGTCCAATCATCAGTTGTGTTAACTGAAATTGATAAGGCTGTAATTAATGTTTTTAATGTTGTGTTTGCCCCGAAATCAGATGTAAATGTGCCTATTAGATTGTCTGTTGATGTGGTTACATTTCTAAGGTAAATAGTAACTGTTTGATTACTGCCATTAAGTGTTTGAGATAGCGCAAAGGAAAACTTTTCAACTGTTCCTGCATCGGTAAATTTAAAAGCTCTAAACGCTGCTGTGGTGTTAGGTGTCCAAGGCTGTATTCCAAAATGATAACTTGTGCTGTCTAAAGGGGAGGTTATGATTGTTCCCATAACTGCAAACGCTACGGTGTCTTTTTTAGCGTTTATTTGCGTTTGAATGTCACTACCTGTTACACCCTTAACCAATGCCAGCTCCGTTAAACTTGGATAGGTTGCAGTATTTAAAGATTTAATGCGTTTGCCTCCATCAAAACTTGCAATGGTTGAAGCAGTTTCATCTGTTATTGACACGCTACCTGCTGCAACCTCAATAGCATCACCGCTGCCACTTGATTTAGTTACTTTGATTCCTGCCCCAGCACCGCCTTTGGTAATAATTATTGGGGTATCGTTACCACTTCCAATCGCAAATGTATTTTCGCCTGTAAATGTTTGGTCGTTGGCAAGGTAGGCATCACCACCACCGCTTGCTGCCGCCCAACTCGGTGCAAGTGTAGTTCCGTTTGATTGTAATACTTGCCCTGCTGTACCGTTGGCTAATCTTGTCGGCACACCCGAAGTCCCTCCGTAGATAATGTCACCGCCCGTTGTCATTGGGTTAGCAACAATATCACTCAACATTGCAAATGTGTCATTTGTTGGTTTATATGGTAAATTAAACGAAACAGGAGTTGTAAGTGTTGTAGATGTTATTGATGCTACACCTCCCAATGTATTTGTAATATCAATAGTGTCATGCTTAATAGTTATACTTTCACTTGCTCCATTGTCAACAGTAATTCCGTTTGTTGTTGTAGCACCTGCAGTTGTTACTTGTTGGAGGTCGGGAACGTTTGCTCTTAAAATCCAAGTGCCAGTTGCAGCAACGGTGCATTCATAAGTATCACCATTATCTAATGTCCATAATGAGCCATCTTGATAGCCTAATGTTACATCATCACTTGTTGTTGGTGCGGTTGAAAAATTATACAAAGATTGTCTAATAGTGTTGCCTGAACTGCCCATCACATACAACCGACCATTCTCCCACTTCAATTCATAGCCAGCACCACATATTTGAGCAATGCCTTTTAACCCTCCAAGTCCCGCATCAATAGTTCCCTCTCTTAACCTTGATGAGTTTGCAAACAACAAACCTTGTGTGGCATCGAATTCAATATCGTTGGCTCCTGAAGTGTTACCTAATATTAAAGTATCTGATAATGTTTGTGCACTGCTTACAATAGGCGAAAACACATCGGTAGTGATGTCGTATGTGCCTATTTCGCCAGTTGTGGCATCGATACCAAATGAATATAAATTTATATTACTTTCCGCAATCACTAATAATGTTATCGTGCTTCCAACTGCATCGTTTATTCTGTAAAACTTACCACCAACCGCCAAGTTAGCAGTCAATTCGGTAATCAAATCTGTTCTTGAAATTTCCTCATCGTAATAACTTGAGAATATTTCTAATGTTGGGCCTACACCAACATATCCATTCGCTTGGTCTTTGTCGCTTAGTATATTCGGGCTGCTATCAAGTAAGTTTACAAACCTATCTTGAGCGTTTTGGCCCGTTATAAAGTTGATTAAATTGTTGTAGATATTACTTACAATATCTGTGAGCATGTTTGCCCTATTCTTTTGTGCCATGTCTAAGGTATATCAAAGGATTCATCAAAACTATTATCGAAACTTGCACCATACACCACCGATGGGGCGCAAACAAATACGCCATCTGGAATGCTAAACTCCAATGGCATCTTATCGTGTATCCACTTGTAATTTAATACAAAGTTTACCTCATCCTTTAATGAATTTGCAACGGGATTTGTTGCAATCAATGTGCCTGGTCTTTGTGAAATTCGCATCAATGTTTCAGAGCAAAACGCTAAGTAAAAGTTTCGGCTTCCCGTAATCGAATTGTAATGCGGTAAGTTACTAACGTAATCGGGGTCTTTATAATTTACTTCAAAGTTATAGGCAATCAATGTTTCATCTGACCAACCAAAGCCACGCCCAACAATAGGGCTGCCACCATTATACTCGCCATGTGTTTGTGGCAACACTATAATCAAACCTCCACTTATGCCCGTTTGCCAAATCAATGCCGATTCAGGATCGGTCATTAACTGTTGGTAAAATGTTTTATGTATCAAAGCCACCGAACGAACGCGTGCAAGCTCAATGCTTGTGCACCCACCGCTTCCGCTTGTTCCGCAAGCAAAATGACTCTCAATAGTATTACAATTTGATGGATAGAATGCCATTATTTTAAAGTATTAAAGGCGGCCACCTTACGGGGTGTTACCGCCAATGATTAAACTACGTAACAAGTAAACAAGTTATTTGGAATAGCCGATTCTTCAGGGAAGTTATCAGATGTCCACTTAACTTCTACATCCCAAGTGCGCTCAACTTTTAAATCGTTTGCGATTGGATTCTTTGGTACGATTGTGCAAGGCTCATCACTGATGGCAAGCACTGTTTCTGATCTAAATGCTACGTGAAAATTACGTGAGCCCTTAACGCTATTGTAATGGTTACGATTACCTACATAGTTAGGGTCTTTAAATGACAATAAGAAAGTGTAAGAATTTAAACTTTCCTCAGTATCGCCATAACCTTGGCCCATGTTAGGTGTTCCACCATCAAATTCACCTTGTGTTTCAGGGTAAACAATGATTGCGCCTGATGCTATGCCCGCATTCCACAACGCTTCATCTTCGAAGTCAGTTGATAATGTTGGGTAATAGCTTTTATTTATAAATGCAGTTCCTCTAACGCGAGATAACTCAACGCCGCAAGTACCACAACTGTGGGCGGTAATGTTTTCATCACAACCCGATGGATAATATGCCATGATTATTTATTTTTAGCACTCACAGATGACTGTGCAGCCTCTGCGATATGATTGTTTGATTTCGTATCGAACTGCAAGCAGTCCATGGTTTAGACCGACTCTCACATCGGGTATTGAACATTCCTCGCGAAACACTAAAGTTGAATTCATTTCGGTTTCCGTTAACTCGAATGTGCAATCAAATACGTTAATGCTCTCACACACTAATTTACTTAACACACTTGGAATAGCCGAAACAAATATATCCTTAATTGTTTGCGATGTCAATGTTTTATTTGCATAAATGACAAGTGTAACTGGTGTTGTTTCCTCCACCTTATCCATCTTGTCACCAAAATTGTTTTCAATTACTGTTAAACGTGATGACTCGCTGCGATGATACCAACTAATTTCGTATTGATCTTGCAATAAACAGTTAGTTACTTCGCCATTAATGTTGATGCCAGGATAACGCTTCTCGCCATCATAGTAAAACTCAGCAAGTCCAAACGCCTTGTTAGGTGTTAATGGTAACGCTGCGATTATAGCGTTGTCAATTTCGGTTATTACTTGCTTTAAATTCATTTGTTCATAATTAATAAAGCGGTTTCTTGCGCAACGATTTGAGTCATCTCGCGTTCACGTTCTGTTAACTGCCAAATGTCACCATACTTCTCAGTTAAGTGACCGATTATCTCTTCATTTGCGGGCGATGTGTTGCCTATTGTATAACCTTTCTCTGTGGCTTTTACTGTGTACCCATTTTCAAGTTGGCGCGTTAACGATATAATTACCTTAGTGCTTGTGCCTCTATTCTCACGCTCACGAATCTTTAAATAACTATTGCTATAAGTTCCGATTGCTGCACCGCTTGAATTCTTTCCCTCTACGTGTATTCTATAACGCAATTCAGGCTCTATTGCAACTGCCGCAGCCCTTGAAACCGTTTCGGGGTTTCCAAGTTCGCGAAACTTTGCAAGGATATTGCCTACTACAAATGGTATGTTAGAGGTTATGTCCATTAAGGTAGCTGAGTAAACACTTGTACTTGACTATTGCACTCTAAACATGCATCACATTCTAATTTAATCCCGCCTAAAGCATTCTTAATTGCTTCCTCATAACGTGTGGTGTAAAGTGCTAACAACTCGTTAGCCTCCTCACGTTTAACCGTTGTATAGAAGTTTGTTCTTTCCGAATATAAACGCTCGGTCATAAACTCGATGCCTAATGCATACCAATACGCCTCAGCAAACAGCATTCTATTTGAACAAACCGCAGAATCATAACTGCATCCAAGCGTTAACAATACTTGTAATGAATCAGCAATGGTGTTATATGATAATGTTCCGTTTGCACTTGAGTTTGATGACACAAAGCCATTGATTTGACCGCATGTTCCGCAGTCATAATAAGCACTGAAGCAACTTGCAAAAAACGTATCTGAATCGGTAGTTGAATAAGTAACACCGTTAATGTTTGTGTCTAAAAAACCGATGGCCAAAATAGCACAATCGAATTGTTTTAGTATAGAGAATTCATTCCAACCATTAACCATATTAGCAACGGTTAAAGTCTTAGTGAATAGTACTTCCTTAGATAAGTAATTAAAAAACTTTACATCAATTGTCGTTGCAGTTGTTGTTGCCGACTTGTAAAATCTTATTTTGTCAACCGTTGTTGTTTGCAATGGGCTAATCTTCCAATTGTCTACAAGTGTATAAGCCGAATTTATAACGATGCCCTTGAATAAATCGTTACTTGTTGAGGGTAACTCATCATCGCCAAACACATCGACTGTCCTACGCACTCTTTTAATATCGTAACGGGTTGACATATACGATATAATTTGATTCTTCATTCGCGCCTCAGCACGTTCATTGATAGCATTCCATACGCCAATATAGTTTTGTTGCTCACTATTGGCTACTTGCTCAAATGATTTTAGGGAAATGCCAGGCAGGCTGTTTAAAGAATAAACAGCCTGCGGCACCTCTGTAATTGAGCAACCGTTGAGTTTTACGATTCCGTCAAAACAACTCATTTTTAAGAGTTAGTTGCGGTGTAACGTAAACTTCCATTGTTGCCAGTTAATCTGTCAGATGCTAAGTAAGCATCACTTGGCACTTGCCATAATGCAAATCTCTTAGACATAATCAAAGAATAACCTGCTCCAAGTGTTGCAGACTCATAACCAACTGTGGTTTCAGTAGGGCAGTCAATTTCTCTTAATTGGAAATCGATGTTCAACATGCCTAATGTTCCCTCACTTCCTGGCATTTCAAATGGCAATGCCATGTTCCAGAATGTAGATAAACCAAGTTGTTGCGCTCTGAATCCTTTGTAACGGTCTAATTCAACCATTCCAAATGTTCCTGGCATCAATACTGCAAACTGGTCTGCTCCCCAAGATGTACCTGAATAGATATCATGATAGTAATCAATGTTACCCGCAGCGGCCGCGTTGTTTAACGTAGCGTATTGAGTCATCATTGGATTTAAAGATTGAACGTATGCAGAATCAACTAAACCACTTCCAACAACGATTGGTCTACCTTGACCCTCATTGCTTCTGTAATCAGTTAATACTTTTGTCCAACCCTCAGAGAAACTGTTAACTGTAGAGTCATTGTTGAAGTTAACGGTAACTGCAGTATTTGCGCCCGTAACGACATTCTTACCCCAAGTAACTTGACCTAACAATGTTTGGTCAATCTTACCAACAAAACCATTCATTGCAGCCATTAAGCCTGCTAAGTGCTCTTGCATAAATGGAGTTGGTGCACCACCTATTGATACAGTTGCAGAAGCCTCATCGCAGTAACGTGCGATAGTTGCTTGGTCGAAGTGTAATCCGAACTTTACGATTGAAGTTGTATCAATAGTAATTTCATCATACGCTTGTACTAAGTCAATATCACAGTTGTCAGCAGTTGACATTTGTGCTGGTGTTGTACGTTGGTAGTATTTCAATCTCAAATCTTTAATGTGGCCCGCAGTGTTTGCAAGTTGTAAAGAGTCAGCGATTGGTGTCGCGTTTGCGCCCTTTTCTAAGGCTGCGCGTAAAAATCCCGTAGGAGTAATCTTATGTTCTGGTGCGTTTTGTCCAATCACATATTTCATGTGTTGTAACATCGCGGGGCAATAACCTAATGCCATGATTTTTTAGTGTTTATTTCTGCCCGAAACCTTGCAATGCGATTTCTAAGTCGCTTAAAGCGTTGGCTGCCGCGGCAGATGGTTTAGATGAGCTTTGTGGGCTCTGTGGCGACTTAGGTGGCATACCGCCTCCGTTGTCAGATACTTTCAAAAACTTATTGTCGGCCAAGGCCATATCTGTGAGAGTGTCAAGGTCGAGTTCCTTTCCGTTGTCAAAGATAAGCATTTTATCATCATCTTTTGCAACTAATTTTAATTTTCCATCAATTTTTTTTATGGCAGCACTTTTCTCGGCAAGTTTCTTATTCAAAAACTCACGCGCAATCTTACTTTCAACATCCAAACCAAACTGCCCGGGCAACTTTTTAGATGAAATGATGCGATTAATCTCCATCTCTGTAAACTCGCCATCATACTTAGCAACAATCGCATCAATAGCACTTTGCTTTTCGTTTGCGGCATCCGTTGCAGCCTTTGATAGTTGTGCGCTTAGTTCGTTAATCTTACGTTCAAGTTCTGCCTTATCGCCTTTGCCATCAACTTGCTTTGATTTCAATTCAGCAATCTTCTTAATTGCAACCTCAACTTTGTTATAGGTGTTAGGGTCATCAGTAATCAGTTTGATAGTGTCATCATCAGCACCGTTGTCCTTTAACCACGTTGAAACTTTATTGTTAAACGGATCAAGTGCCTCGGCTTTAAAATGTTTCTTAATGTCGATGTTATTCTTGGCCTCATTAGCACTCATAAGAGTTGTCAATGATTGGTCCACCTCATCAGGTATTTCAGCAACAAGTTCTTTGATGCCTATAAGTTGTCTATATGTTTCAGAGTTAAGGTCAAAACCCGCTTTAGTAAGTAATTTTTTAATTGTATCAGCTAATATTGCCATTTTGTTTATGTTTTAAATTATAATTAACGTGAGCCACCACATCCTTTGCAGCCGCCTTTAGGTTTAGTTTGCTTTGCCATTATTTCTTTGGTTTAGTGGTTTCGTTTTTAGATTCTAACATCTCCATTAACTTAGCATTTTGCGCAATAAGCATCTCCATAATGTTGTTGCTTGTTGCATTCGGTTGCCCTTTGCGTGTCGGTGGGTAAAGAATAGCGTGTGCTTCTGCAACACCTAACTCTGCCGCTTGCTCGGTTGTCAATTCAACTTCCTCAACTTTGTACTTCTCGCGTTTTTCATTGCTCAAAGAACGCTTATAAGTTTCGTGAAATTGTTTGTTAGTGCGGTTAAGAGGAAAGTAATTAACTTCATTTCGCACGTTTGTAATCTTTAATAATTTAAATAGTGTCGGATTTGTTTCCATTTTATTATTGGGTTTAATTATTTATTTGCAAATGTAGCAATTATATTCTTAGGCACAAGCGATGCGGGTATCGGATATGCTTGGTGCCCGCAGTTATAACCGCCTCGATAAGTTTGGAAGTTACTTGGGTTAGTGTCCTCAATCATTCCTTGCGGTAATCCAGTACGCTCATAGATTTCTCCTTTCATTTCTTTGAATTCAGCAAAGTTACCTTTGATAATCTTTGGTAGTTCGCTTCTGTGATAGTATTGCTTTTGCGTTAATGCCTTACAAAACGTTCGTGTTGTCTTTATATTGCTGCCGACATATCGAAACCAATCCCACCCTAAATCCGCGCTTATAGCTTGGTTAACGGTTGCGTTGTATTGATTGATTGAATCGGTTGCAATCTGTTTTGTGTACTTAACAAGTGCACCATCAATCGTTGGTGTTCCGTTAATGTAGTTGTTTAACTCCTTAGATAGTTGCGAATAACTTCCACCCGTAGTCACATAGGTGTTTATCATTTCGCGCACCGGTGTTATGAGGTTTTGATTCAATCCCGATTCAGTTAATCCCTCCAAGGTAACTGATATTGATTGTTGCCTGATTGCTTCAACTACTTTGGGCGGTTTGAATTTCTTTTCAAGTGCTTTGTAGTAAGAAAAATTAAGCGCGTTTACCTTATCATAAAGTTTTGCAAATTTAGTTACACTTTCGCCATAATCCGAGTCATCAAGAATGATTGTTTCCAAATCACTCTTAAGACTGGATAACAGTTTAATGTTCTTAACTGAATTCGTTATCGTATCGCCTTGAATACCTAACTCACGTTGGAATTGTAATAGCCTACGATAAATTTGCTCTTGGATTTTCGGCATTGCCTCATTCCAAGTAATTAAACCACTGTCAATGGCGTTTAATGTTGCTTGTATTTCTTTACTTCCAACAGCCATTAAGTCAACTGAGTTATCTTATCTAACTGCGCCTCCGATGTTATGATTTGAGGTGTACCTAATTGAGCTCTTGCTTGCTCATAAGTTAATCCGAATCTATCCATAACCATTTGAATAGCTGCCTCCAAATCGTAAACACCACTACTTACCGCTTTAACGATTTCAATAATACCAGTTAAACCACCTACTGTGTATTTTAAATCCGCAGGAGATTTACCACTACTTAAAGTTTCGGTTTCGTTTATATTAAATATCTGATTAAACAATATATCCTTAGTGTTTATTTCTCTTAACTTCTCAACTGCAAATGCATTCAATACCGCTTGCTGCCTTGACTTATCTAAGCGGTTGAATTCAGGATTCTCAGCGTATGCACGTTGCACGAAATCTTGAATGTATGTGCTTATAACTGCATCTGTTTTGGACATCATCTTATTGCTAACCAACAACGCTTTCTCCTCTTGCGTTTTACCACTCGCAGGGTCAAGGTTGAATGCATCACGTAACATATCTTGCATTGCAATGTCATTCGGGAAACGCTTAACGATATATTCCAACTCTTGCGCACTTAACACCGCATCGTTTAGACCGCTATCCTTAGCCGCTTTAATCTCCTCAAGTATTAGTTGACTGCCTAAGATGTCAAACTGATTTGGCACAACGCAAACGGGCACCATTGACTTAATGGTTGCCACATCGTATATCTCTTTATATCTCCACATCGCACATAACTCCGCAATGTTAGTCATTATCGTTCCTAAGTCAACTGCAACACCATAAAATGTGTTGTTAGTTTCATCTCTATCGTATGCCTTTGCAACACCACTTTGAGCCGCTGGTTGTGCCTCTAAAAACTGCATATTGATGGCAGCTAACGAACGATAACGCATTTCGTTTATGCGTTTGTCCTGCAACTCTGCAATCTCGGTTTGTTTTTGAATATAGCCCATCGGTGGAGTCGGTGCAGGCACTTCCCCCATCGTTGTTTTTGCAGGCCTTACACGTATAGTTTCGTAAGGTGATGTCGGTATCTGCCCATCCTTACACTTGCTATTCGTACATGGCACACGCTCTTGCTCTTTGGTAAAGGTAAAGCCTTGACCGTTGCATGATTTACATTGCTCATCTTGGTAAATCCAAACCGTTGAATGTATGTGCTGCGTAATCTCAGCACGCAAATCACTAAACTCAACCGTTGCCACGTTAAGCCATGGTAACATTGCCTTTAATCTACTTTGATATTCGCGGCCAAGTTCCTCTTCCTCTTCAACTACACCACCAATTGTAAAGCCAGGGAATACACCTAAGCCATGGAATGTTTCCTCAACTAAATCAAATCCGTTTCCTTTCTTTTTCTTGCGCCACTTGGACCAACTAATCTTATCAATCGAATAATATACATTGCCATTGTCATCATCTTTATAGACAATCGAATTGCCCTCGTAATGGTAAACAATACTGCTTGAATTGATTACGTAAGGTTTCGGCTTCTTATATTCAGTTGGTTCAGCTTGTTCCGCCCAAACAATAATAACACCGTTAGCATCGATTGTATATTGTTTTAACCCAACTTGAAAGGCCCAATTAATTAATGATTTGGAAGCGGTAAAGTTTTTAGTAAGGTATGTTTTTAAGTCCTCATCTTTTGCTATTCGTGGATATTGCGTGTCTGGAAACTTTAAAAAGAATCCATCAGCACGTTGTATTTTATTAAGTGCATTTAACACACGATCATAAACCTCGCTAAACACCGCCTCATAAGTTTTCTTGCGATATTCCTTAACGATAATGTGTTCGTTAGGTCTTACCTCATCAATTAATTTACGCGGATATTCTCCATCGGAATAGTACTGGAAGTTAACATACTCTTCATCTTCGATATGTGGATTACGCGCCACATCTGCAACGATATCGGCATCAATAATAATGTATTTGTTTTCGGTTTCCATTTAATAAGTATGGCGTTCTGGAGCCCATCTTCTTTTAGGCTGTTGTAAAAATTTATATCGCATATTCATTCTTAATGCATGAATTTGCACAAGGTTGTTATAGATTGTTAATTGCACTTCACTTATTCTGTTACCTCCAATAGATACACCACAATAATCATCTGTTAAATCCTTTAATCGCATTGTTTTAGTTGAATCCATTGGCCAAAAAGTAGGATGATACATCTCTTGATGGCAGTCAACACCTAATTGGCACATTGCTATCCATAACGGTAGCTCATCGGGTATGCAACCCGCAAACTCAATGTTTTTTACACGTATGTTTTCAAAGTTTTCTACCCACTTTGCAAATAATGGATGGCCTTTTTTCCACCAAATAAATTCACTATGTACGTTCCAAATCTTTTCATTTGTAAATCCAAACGCCTCTTTAACTTCTAACAAGTTAGCCCATTGCTTTGCATCGGGTGTAATCTTATCACTATCATAGGTAGTGAAACCGCTATTTTTTACCGCGAAATCAATACCTTTTAATTTCTCAATCTCTGCATTAATGGAATGGTTGTTAATCATTATCACATCGGCATCAATAAACAACGTATAGTCATACGGTGTGAGTTCATCCATGTGCGCCTTTGCTTTAATGTAACACGTTTCGTTATCGGCAAGTGTGTAGCAATGTGGTGGTATTTCTTTTATCTCGGTAAACAACGCTTTATAGTCATCATCTAAACGCGTTATGGTGTCGGCTTGCGTTACTAATGTTATAGGCAAGTGACAACCGTTGGCACGTAATGACATCGCAAGGTTTGCAGCCATGCACCCATAGTTTTTATGACCTATTCCAATTAATAGTATTCCAGTTGTCATTCGCAGTTAGAATTAAAGTTGTTAAATGGCGTTTCAAAGATAGTAAAATCTGAGCTCCAAATGTTTACGTTCTGCATTATTTCGGGATAATTATTGTTATACTCATCCTCAAATCGTGCTTGTATTTGAGTTGTAAAGTTTTCGGGTGTAAAGTAAATGCCATCGTGATTCAATGCAATTACTAAGTTTTGATGCACTTCCTCTGGCACTTCATCGACATAACCTTTATAACGCTTTGCCAATCGTGCCGACAATAATTGGCGGCTTCCATCAGGTCTAACGTAAACAGTTTTGTCGCTGCTAATGTTTGGCTCTTTGAAGTATAATGGTAAGCGGATATAGTTAGTTGTAGGTATAAGCAATGGTGGTGCAGGAGGTGGGTTAATAACAACAACCGCAGTCCTATAATAAAAACCAAATGCGTTTGATGTGTTTGTGTATGCAAGTTTAGTGGTTAAGCATTTATCATTAACCTTTTTAAAGCATTGATTAGATATAAAAAAACTTGGCTCAGAAACACCACAAGCAAACGCTAACTGAAAACAATCTCCATCAAAAGTATTATCAAGTAAATTAGATAACACAAAAGAAAAATAAATATTGTAAATCGGCACTCCGCTTTGTGTTCCATTAGTTACAATGCTTGTTATTACATCGTTCAAAATTATACCAGTGCCACTTGTCGGCACTTTATAAACTGTCACGCTACTTATTACTTCACTTGATACTATTTGCGTTTGAAAAGCCACATCGCCAACATCATAAATAGGTAAGCAAAAATCTTTTTGAATTCCGCATTCGGTATCAGTTACATACTCGGGTATGCCTAAGTCATTTGCCAGGTTGTAAAATGTTACAAAGCTATTAGGTATGTTTAATATCGCTGCCATTATCTTCTTATTAAAAGTTTAAATTCTGCTAATCCCTCGTTTGGATCGTGATTGATTTCAACAATGTTACCAATGTAGTAAGTGTCTGAGCATCTGAATCGAATCGCACCATAAGGATTTACTTTAACATCTTCAAAGTCTGCCATTGAAAACGGTGCGGTAAAGGTCACGTATTCTGTCTTCCAAATTGGTGTTGGGTCAGCTACATCGGTGCTTATTACTGTTTGATTTTCGGCAACAACTCCCGTTTCAACAAAGCACTGGTCTGCAAATCGTGACTCGGCAATATAGTTTCCAGTTCCGCTTGTGAATATTAATGACTCATTCGTAATCAATGGCGTTGGTGCACATATTGATTTAAACCATCGCATCAAGTTTCTTAAAGGTGTAATCCTTAAATTCATTCTTGTTGATGGTGAGTACATATTAGCGGCATCTGTTGTGCCGCGGTAAGCATATAAATTACCACCCTCAACAACTGCATTAACAATAAACAAGTCATCATCATAACGCCAATCACTTGTGCCCGTTTCGGTTTGGTTTTTTCTACGTGTTACTTCAATCGTATATCCTGCGCTTATAAGGTCAGACATTAGGTCTAACTCGCTTGGATTTGAGTCTATGTTTCTGCGATATTGTCGCTCTGTATTCATCTCATCAAGTCCGTTATACTCTTCGGCTTCCCATTTGTCATAGCCCACGTTAATCGTGCCATAAATCAAATCTTGGGCAGTTGTGAATATAGCTTTGTCAACCAACCCAACATCGAAAACTATTGTTGACTTATAAAAATAATCAATGCTTGCAATCTTTAATTCAGTTTCGTTGTTGTCAAACCCCCAACCGATGTTGAATATTTTTCGGCATTGCTCAAATAAATACTCGTATGATACAAATAATTTTGGAACACTTGGCTGAGTTACATCACGTAAAAATGAGCCCTTAGTTATTTGATAAAAATCTAAACATTGATTCAATTCATCTTCCATTACTAACGATGGGCAATCTGTGTCCATGTATGCCGATGGGAGAAACTTTAACAACTCAGGCAAATAAACTGATGTGGCAACTGATGCCGGGCTAATGCTATTCGCTTCCATATTGAAATAGTTAACACCACCTGCATCATAATCAACACTTACATCAAATGTATCAACTCCGCCAGTTGTTGTTAATTTTACAATATCTATATTAAAATAATAACTTATTTGCTCCAAGTCACCCTCTGGATTTGTAACACTTCCTGAAAATGATTCATCAAAAGATATAACTAAAGGTGTAGATGCAGTTAATGAGCCAGTAGCAATCGTTGTACTTCCTAAAGATGTTAAAAATACAGTGTCTGATGCTTTTTCTGCAAAAATAAAAATTGCAAAGTTTGCGTCATAACTGCAAGTTATTGTCATTGTGCCTTTGCATCGCCATGTAACATCTATTGTATTAATAATATTTTCCGATTCAACTGGCTTATAAAATCGTAATTTTTTATAACCTGCAAATTGAATGGATGTCATTGGCCAAATTATTATATTAGATTGTGCATTGTTAATAAAAACAAGTGATGGAGATACATTTGAAATGTTACTATTTTTAAACTCGATTATAGGATTTTTTGGCAAATAAACTGGAAAGTAGTAAAATCTTTCATCAGGTGATAGACCAATAGGATCATCGTGATGTCCACTCCAATTCGCACCATCTTTATTGTTTGCTTTATTCTGCAACAATATATCTTGCCCCTCAATGTTTAATACCCTCAACAATGGTGGTGTAATCGCTTGCCCATCAAAGTTAGTTGTTGCTTCAATGTCCACATCTTGCCCCATTCTACTCATAAACACATCGGTGCACTTTGATGCGGTAACGCTAATTTTAATAAAGCAATAATCCGAGCATTGTCGCTCAAATGTATTGAAGTCAAATGCACCAATAAAGTAGTTTGTATAGCCATCGCCCTCGGCACATTCGTAATCAATTTGCACTTGGTATTGACCGTTGGCGCCATTGGTTAAGTATTCAGCATAAAGCAAATCGTAAGCCTCGCCTACCCACTCAAATGAATCGGTTGAGATGTTTATATTGATGCCATGGTGTATGATGTTTCGCGTTAGGTTTCCACCGATGCCATTCCACCCTACTGGCGATTCAACAACGGTTGAAACACTTGAACTGTCTATTAATGTGAACTTCCAATTCATGCTCTATATCTCATTTTTTTGTTACGAAATTCAACGCGGCTATTTTCTTTAAGCAAAAAAGTTGTTAACCCTTGCTCATCAATATTGACATTAAGATTCGATTTGTGCTTTGCCATAATTCGGTCTAACTTATCGTAGTTAATTCCATGACTACTTGCACTTTGTTTGGTTTGAAATTGTGCCGCAAGGTCGAATGTTCCGTTGGCTAATGATGCTAATATATTGTTTGCAAATGTTGGCTCTCCCTCATTGATGGCTTTTAATACGGGCAAATATTCGGCAGTTGCATGTCGGTTTACAACGTATTCACCTCGCTCAGCCTCTATCAATGTGCCTCCACTTGAATGCAATTGACCGCCAACAACACCGCCCTTTTCAAACTTTGGCGGTTGTGCGCTTTCAATGACTGCAATTTGTGCGCCCGTTGCTATGGCAGCGGCTGATAATGATGCTATGGTTGCAGGACTTAATGGCCCGCCTGGAACTGTTGCAAGTATGTTACCAATTGCTAATGCTCCATTGATTATAGCTTGCATTATTGCCGCTTGTTTCTGTCCCTCCCACGCGCGTGTTTTGATTTCGGCTTCTTGTTGTGCGTATCTTTCCTCAATCTGTAAGCGTTGTGCATCGGTTAACTCTTTATTGCTTAACTCGGCATCTTTACGCATGCTAAGTGACTCTAATATCGATGCGGTTTCGGCATCTCTATTTTGTTGGTTAATAGTGAAGATGGTGTCGGAGATAACTTGCGCTGAAGAAAGTGCTAAGTCAGTGTATTCCTTAATTGATTCTTTTCTTCTTTCTTTATTTTTTCTTTCTTGCTCTTCTAAAAAAGCATCCTCAGTTTCAAAGTATTTTTCCCACCAATCTAAATTAGCTTCTAACTTTACCTCATTGGCTTCATTAAACGCTTCTATATCGGTTTCACTACGCTTATTAAATGATTCCTCATAAACACGTTGTGAATCATTAAGGTTTGCAATTTCTAATTTTTTTTCATTTGCAGTTAATGAACTATCAAGTCTAACTTGGTCTTGTTTTAGTTTTGTTATTGCAGCATAATAAGCCATCTTAGCATCCAAATCGTTTGTTTCACGCATCAATAATTCATTTGCTGCTATCTCATCACGTATCTGTCTAAGTTGCGCTTGTAATGCTTTATCGTTAGCAATCTTTTTATCTTGCACTAACTTTTCTTGATGGGCTTTTGCTGCATCGGCTTCTTGCTTTGCAAACTTATCTCTCGTTTGTTGTTGAATAGATAAAAACAAATCATCTTCAATACGCACCGCATCTTGATAGGCTTCTTGTGATAATGTTTTAGCGCGAAATTTCTTATCGAGTTCGTTTATTTCTCTTTGATGCGCTTGCTTATTCATTAACAATTCTTTGTCCAAGCCATCTTTAATCATGCTTATCAACTTATCGTTAGATTTTTGCCTTACACCAGCATCATCTGCTAATGCTTTATTCATGTCTGTTGCGCTATCACGCGCATCATCCATAGTAATAATTAGGTAGGCTAACCCCGCAACAAGTAAACTTAAACCACCAGTTGCAACCGCTGTTGATGCAGCAATAGTTCTACCCATTATTGCTGATGATATTGTTGCCGCTTTTTGCGCTCCATCCAAAAGAAACGTTCTCAATGCCCCCTCAGTTGTGGCTATGTTTGCTAATTCTTGGACACCTTGCAACAATGCCATTGCGCCTTGGGCTTGCGCTAATGTTTTAGTTAACTTTTCGTTCTCACTTCCAAACAATGTTGCAGCACCCGCAGCAACCGAAGCCGCTGCCGCTATACCTCTAAACGCAGTTACAACCGCATCTATTCTCTTTGTATCGCTTGCTAATGCCTTAACCTTATCGTTGACATCGCCAATAGTATCGGTTAACTCAGCCGCGCGTTTTGTGGCCTCTCGCAATTCCTTTTCGCCTAATGACCCGCTTGCTATTTGTGCTTTAAGTTCTTTTAGTTCGGCTTTCATTGACTTGAAACCGCCACCCGCTTGCTTGGTTTCTTTTGTTACCTCAGCTAAATGGTCAGCAAATCCCTCCATAACTCCCGCTTGAATTTCAGCCATAAGCCCATCGACCTCGTTGGACAATTTGCCCATTTCGGTTGTGGATTTATTTAAGTTTTGGATAAATTCCTTTTGCTCATTGTTTACTTGCGCAAACGCGGCCGCATCATCTTTGCTAATTTTGCCAAGTAACTCAAGTTGCTTTATTGCAGGCTCAAGTCCTGAAGTGTCGGCAACAAACTTTATTATTACGTTTTCCAACTGCCATTACTTTTTGGGCGGTTTAGGTTGTGGCTTCTTTGCTTCGTTGGCAAAGAAAAAGAAATCCCACAAATTTAGTAAATTAATTTGATAATTCGCGGGTAAATATTTTAATACGGTAATCTTTAATCTTTCTCTGCTTGCAATTCCATCCCTAACGTCTGTAACGAAAGAATATCCCGTTGAATCTGCTCTACCTTTTCCACTATCGCCAAATACGTCAGGGAAGTGTCTCCTGACTTCGCTAAAAACGGTACTAATTTCTTTATTGGCATTGACAAAAAAAAACTATCGCCCGCATTCTCTTTCCAGTTCTTAATCTTCTTTTCGTTGGCCTTAAAGTCATAGCGTGTCAATGGCTCACTTTTATCAACAAACGCAACAGAAGCAACCTTGTAAATAATATCCTTGCTTATAATGAAGTTACAACGTTCCTCGAATCGCATTTGCAATTTAATGATTTCGTTAAGGTTGATTTTCTTTGGATCACTTAACAACTTGCTCATTGCCGCGTTGTAATTCTTAATGTAATCGTTTGTGACTCCGTTTTGCATTTCTTGGTAGAATGTCAACGCTTCTAACCCACGCTCATAAGGTAGATTATTTTTATCGACAAACTCAAAGTAGTCAACGCCTCCGCACTTGAACGCAAATTCAAGCGGGAATTCGGATTTATAAACTGGTGGCGAGTTCTTGAATAGGTTTCGGAAGTTCATTGTTATGTGTATAGTGTTTCGTTCTTAGATTAATTATAATTTTACTATCTGTTTTATTGTAAGTCCGCTTCTTTGCGCTGCCTCCACACCCACACGTTTGACCGGTATAGGTGTATCCTAAACTTAGCAGAAACTTATGTGCATCTTCAATCTCCATAATAAAACATTTTAGATGTTAAAGCGTTAAGCCCACAAAGGGTAAGTAAGTAGGGTATCATTGCAATGTTTGGCTCAAAATAAAACCAACCAATTAAACCCCAAACCGAAGCCATACAAGGTGGGCAATCAAATAATGGTTTGCTCCAAAATTCGCCAATGTTATCACGTATTAAGGTTGCTGCTTGCTCCAATAACATACCGTCACGCGTTAGGCAGTGAACACCTAAACAACCGAGGCTATTCAGGACAAGGACAAGGAATAATGGCAATAGTATCATCTTCAGTTATGTTTATGAAGTTAAGGGTAATCGATGAGTAAACGGTGCCACAAATGTCAAATGTTGCGACATTGCAGCCATTTAGTATTTCAACTTTTACGGGGCCCGTTCCAATGTTCCAGAATCCGTTGTTGTTCATTTCAATGACTGCATCGTATAATCCGCTTGTTACATCTCGTTTTAATACCCATCCATTTGAATAGGTAAACTTAATGACGTAGTTAGTATCGTTTGTGAATGTGGGTGAACTAAATTCTAATACCTCAGCGCATCCGCTAATGTCTTGGGTGTAGCTTGTTAAACAGTTAAGTATGCTCATGGTTTATTTTTTTATTCCGTAAAAGTACAAATCTTGTGGGAAGTCTTTGCGTGTTTTGAATTTATAATTTGAAAATATTTTATCGCAATCCAACACGCTGCGAATGTCCTCCTCAGATAGGTTGCGGTAATAGTCGGTTGTGAATGGGCTATCCTTTGGGCTTGTTTTCTTTGTGCCATGTTCGGGTCTGCCTGGAGCCGCACAACTAAACAAAAACAAGCCGCCATCTTTGAGTAGGTTATTGATTACATTCTTTAATGTTTGTTGCCAATATTCATCGTGCTCAAAGCATTCAGTTGAAATAACCACATCGTAATTGTTATCAATATCTGTCCTATGCAAGTGCCCTTTAATTACTAAGTCAACATTCGGGCCATCTCCAATATCGATGCCAGTATAATCACATTGCTCGAACAAGTAACGGTTGTTGCCATTGATATCAAGTGAGCCAATGTCTAATACCTTAACACCAATAAAGTGTTCAGGGTGTGCGTGTTTGACTAATTTGCACCATTCAGCTTGTTCTCTGTGTGCCATATTTTAGTTTATAAGTTTCGTTATCGGTGTGTTGAATCATTCCAAACTCCTCCATTCTCGATGTTGTGCTGATTTCGGATTGCACCGCTAATCCATGCAAAACAAATGGTGTGGCGTGTTGTGCTAACCAATCGTCACCGTTTGCAATCAATAGGTCTTCGGGTATCGGTGTGTACTTTGATTTGTGTATCAACATCAAACAGCCCCATCCATAAGGTCGCGTTTTCATCGGTTTGAGGTGGATGTTGTGGTCTTTCGGTAGTTGGTAGTTAGTAAAGTCCATGCCAATAACGCCAACGTGTTGCAATGAATCATCGTAAATCGATAGGAATGCAGGATCAAAGTTTATGTCATCGTTGCAAATTAATATGTTCTCAAATTGGGAACGTTCAACTCCGTAATTCCACGCAGGGTTTACGTAAATGTTGCGTGGCATAAAACTCATTGATATTTTTTCGTGAAAACGCCATTCCGCTTCTTCTCCTGGTGCATTATCAATAATGATTACCTCACCCACCAATTCGCATTCGCACAAATCGGTTAACAGTTGTGTGATGCGTGGAGATTTCCACATGGTTGGTATTATTACGCTAAACATTTGACAAATATATGAAATTTTTTAAATAAGTGTTACATGCATAACGAAATGTGTCTAATGCATCCGCTTGTTGTGTCGGATCGTTACGGTCTGTTTTCTTTATTGTCCCATCGGGCAACACCGCCACGTTTTCTAAATCGAATTGCAAGCCCTTAGTAAACTGAGGGTCAAGTTCTACATTGCCTCGCGCCAACAATGAGTTTACTAACATTCGGTTGTCTTCTAACGATGGGTTAACGCTTGGAACTAACATCTGATTGTTGCTGAGGTTAAACTTCTGCCTTATCACAACATAATAGTTGAGGTTATCCTGAACCAATGCACTCGATGACTTGCCACTTGCATCGCCAGTTACTTGGTATAGTGCATTGCCATACTTAGACTTAATAACATCGCATAGTTGATATATGTCACTGTTGGCAAGTTTAATCGTTTCCTTAACTCTTATGGTTGATGGCGGCATAACTTGAAGTACTGAGCAACAAATCGGGTTACGGTTAAAGTCAAAGCTAAGTATAATGGGCAGTTGTTTATTAAGTTCAACGGGCTTGAGGTGTTTAGTCGAATCGTAAGCATAGGCCCATCGGTTACCATCCATGTCAAAGTTTGTCCAATCGCCACCAATAAACTGCCGCTTATAACGCTCATCCATACGTGACCAAACCTTTCGCTGCTCTTCAGTTACAAAAGCATTGTCATCGGGCAAAGCTAACTGATAGTAAAACTCGGGGCCTAATTCGCCTTTTAAATACGGGATATGTATTTCATCTTTAATCCACGTTTGAGTTGGGTTAAAGGTTGCTAATATCAAAGGTGTTGGCATCTTATCAATGTACCATGAGCCAACGCGTGAGCTGCCGATATTCCAAAGTTTCTTACTCAGTTCCTCAATTTGCTCAAAGTAAACTCCATTCGTTTCAAGTCCAAGAAATGCATTCAACTCGGGGTCATGGCTTATGTTCTCAGCCATAAAAAATATTTTTGATTTGGTCTTAGTATTCTCTAAGAAGTAGTTTGACTTATCGCGTGACCATCTAAAGTGTGGTGAGCCATCGATAATTTTTTCAAATGTCGGTATGATTGTCTTAACTAACTTAGGAAAGTCGGAACGAATAACATGCCACTTGCTGCCTGGATACATTGATGCCAAACGCAAACAGATCGTGGCGCAGATGAATGACTTGCCACCACGAATAGCGCCACCATAAAGCAAGTTGCGCTTCTCTGTTGCGCCTTGTGCCGCTGCCATCGCTTGAATGTAGAAATCGTATTGCTTTGGGTTGGCTTGTAAATCAACATTCATTAAATTTCAATCTTAGTTCCATCAGGCATCGTAACCGTTGATGGTGGGCGGTTGTCGGTGATAGTTGTTTCGGTTTTGGTTATTTGCTCCTCTATTCCGTTATTCAATGTGTCAATGGCTTTAGCATTGCCCATCTTTGCGTTGTTAAAAAGGCTATCGACATAGTCCTCTAAATTATTGGCGCCCGTTAACTTTTCAATAATCTTTTGAGTCAATAACCTTTCCGCGCGCCTTGCCTCCCATCCTTTGCTTTTGTTTTCAGGCGGTGGTTGATTGTCTTTGCTAAACTTAACACCCTCATCGCCTTTAAATAGTTTTTGAGGTCGTTTTTTGGTCGTTTTGTCATCGGCTTTCATACCACAAAGATAAGTATTATTTTAATATGCTCAATAATTCCGTTTGCAACTGCTCAAACGATGTAGCAATAATGTAATGACCTCCATCGGCTTCTATTGATGCTTTACGTTTTAATTGTGCTTCTCCCATTCGGTCACTTTCGGATTTAACCTCAATCGCAAACAATCGGCCTTTCAATATGCACTGGATATCCTCCATGCCTTTGTTCAATCCTGCAATGTAACCAATACCTTTTCGATATCTGCCCTCACTACTGATGCGCCTTGCACTATTGCAACTGTGTACTGATTTAAGGTAGGCAATAATAAGGTCAGTAAACTTATTAGTATTAAAAGCATCTTTGGTTTCTTTCGGTTGGATAACATTGTTTACTGGCAAGTCTAAATGGTTTGTCGTGAGCTCCGCTTTGCGCTTCTTAACTACTTTCTTTTTGTTGAGGTTAAATCGCTCAATCGGTAATGTGTTCCAAAACGCCTGAGCCATGTTTGACCGTTTGTATTGGTTGTGGTAATATAGTTCGAATTCGGGGATTGTGTAAATTTTCATATTGTTAATTTATAATTTATAGAAAACGTAATTTTTTTCTAAGTCTTTTCTAATAACTTTTCTAAGTCTTTTCTAAGCTATAACCCTTACTACTACTATATTTTATATATATATAGAAAAAAGAAAGAGGTAAATGGCTAAAACTATTCCTATTATTATTATTGATAATATTTTTTGTAGTAGTTTGCCAAATACCTTTTCTATTTCTATTTTTTTCTAAATAATTAGTAATCAATAGTTTAATATAGAAAAGACTTTTAGAAAAAACATTACTATTAATATGGTTGTCTGTTTTCATAATCGCTATAAGATTCATTTTGAACGGTTTGAGTATTTTCCCTCACAAATAGAAACGGAGTGCCTTTCTTTTTTTCAAGGTAATTATTGCTATTAAATGGAAAATAATACTTATTCGGTTGTGGTGTCATTTTCATTTCATTTTTAAGCACTTTAAGGATGTAAGACATCTTTTCTCTTTCTTTGTCAAACCACCTTTCTTTAATATCTTTTGCAGTTGCTTCAAACTCATTTACATCGTTATTGTTAAAAAAGTCATCAATGTATATTTCAAGTTCTTTTCTCAATCCGTTTTTACTTTCTTTTTTGATAAGCTCCAGCGAATCAGTTTGTATTTCTTCCTGCGTGAATACCATGCGCGAATTTGAAAAGTCAATATCAGGCAGTTGTTCTAAATATTTTAGGAATTTAGGTATCTCGTTAAACAAATCATTTTCAATGTTTGTATTTTTTTTGCCAACGATTGGGTTTATTTTCCTAATCCAAAAGCGAATTTCTTCGTCATCAATTCGCATAAAATCGGTTTCCTTATTTGTGCAAACGATAATTTTACCAAAGAATGGAACGCTGTAATGTTGCACAAACTTTTGCGATACTGAAATAGTTTTTGCAGTTGCCAACGATTTAAGTTTTTCAACAACGTGTTGCTTTTCAATTACGGTTTCATCAATCATAATTATATTCTTTGTGGCATAAGCATCGTTAAAGCTACTCATTAAGTCACTTGGATTGATAAGTGTTGAATTTTCGCCAAATAACATCTGAATATAATTTAAAAAAGTAGTCTTACCTGTTTCTCTTTCAGTTGAAACTAACGAAAGCACTGGCAATATTTGACAAGGATACTCATAAAGTAACTTCATGTACTTCAAACCTAATTCTAACTGCTCACCAAATATGTGACTTAACAAACCAAGTGTAACACTAATGTCATTGGTGTAAACAGTATCACTAAATTTTGTATGTGGGAATTTGGCATACAAATTATAGCAGTTGTTTTTAGATGGAATAAAAGTCACATTATTAGGAATAATTGTGAAGTCATCAAACTTATAAATTTTGCAAAGTATATTTTTCGTATGATCTTCTTTTATTTCATCTTTTTTCCAAGACTTTAAAATAACATTAGTTCCTGAATAGCGGTCATCTTTTTTAATTACTTTAAAATAATCGGAGCCAACGCGAATGTAAGGTATTTCGTTTTGCATTATATTGTAAGAAACGTGACTCATTGCTTGAAAGTAATCGCCTTTAAATTTTACTGTTGTAAGTAAAATAAATTTACTGAAGCTTTGTCCAGTTGCTAAATCAAATGGGTTTGACTTCTTAATGTCAATCTTTCCGTTTTTATTTAAAATAAAATTAGGACTTTTAGACAAATCACTTGCATCACTAACTGGATATGTTGCTTCAGTTTCTGAAAACGAAATACATTTTTTATCGCCCTCAAATATTTGTTGCATCGTTCCAAATTCGTTAAACCAATCTATTGGATTGTAGATTGAATTCTTTTCGGGTTTCTTAAATTTGTTCATTTTCGTCAATTTGTTTTATCATTTCTTGAGCAAATTCTCTTGCAGCAAAACATATAATTTCTATGTCAAGTTCTTCAAAATCTTTATAACTTTCTTCCATTTTTGAAATAAAACTTTGCATTGCTAATCCTGCAAAGTAATCAAATCTTTCTTTTTTTGTTTTTGGGTTTTCCATAATAAAAAATACCTATCAAACACAAAGGCTTACCCACTCGTTGCGGTCGCAACAATTGGCAATGTGAATGATAGGATTTTTAAATATTTTCATAAGTGAGTAAGCGGTGCAAATATAATTAAATATTTTTAATTCCTAAATTTATTTAGATAAATAAGTAGGAAAATTTAAACCCTTATCCACCATTTGTTTTGCGGTTTGTTTATACACATCAGGCTTTTTAGAAAGGTAGCTTTGCGAATCAATTAAGTTATTGATTAAAGAAATGGCATCATTATAATCAATATAATTTGCGCCAACATAACCTCCGAGCAAGTAACTCGTAGCACGTAAAATAATATGCCCAGTATCGGTTATGGTATTAATACGCTTTGAAATAATCTTTTCTATAACAGAAGTTTTGTCATCAATAATATATTGTTTTACTGCAGGCCTAACGATTTCAATATGTTTTGTTGACCAAGTTTGAGCATCGTTTCTGTGTAGAATGTCGGCATCGTAACTAATAAACATTGGTAGTATGCAGTTCTTTGGTGCTGTATCAAACCCATTATAACAGTTAAGGTGTCGCTCAATTCCTGCATAGTATTGTTTGAATTCATCTACCGAAGTGCAAATCGGAATCTTAACCAGTGCGCGAACACCATGCCTTGAAGCCGATAGCCACGCGGTTATGATGTATTTATATTCATTGAATAAATATTCTTTAAATTCAACTGCCACATCGGATGCTAAATGGTCAAAGTCTAAAACAAGTAAGCCAGTCCAATGTTGAATGTTGGAATACTTACGCGGCCCGTTAACATAAACACATGGAGTAAACGAGTATAGTTTTGACTTTAATGCTTGTTTTTTAGCCATGTCTTTATTTTCCTCTGCAATCCTTATCTCCTCAAATACATTGCGGATATCTTTTTTAGGTGTTCTAATAGCGTTTATAAGATATTCAAGCGTAACACTACCAAGTGGAGTGCTACGTTTGATGTCGGCTTCGTAATAGTTGAATGTTATTGGTTGCATAACAAATAATAAAATTCGTTTATAGCTTGCATTGCTTCATTACTTCCTCCCTTATCAGGATGAAACCTTTTAGCCATAGTTAAATAAATTGTTTTAAAATTTACATTTTTAACTGTTGGTGGATTTATATTAAACCTTGATGCGATTTCACATTTTATTGCACCAGACAAATCTTCATTTATATCAAAATTTTCAAGTGCATAAATAAGGTAACTTGTTTCAATGTCATCAATGTAAGTGCCTTTAAATTTTCCAAATGGGAATTTCATAGTTATAATAATTAAAAAAGCCTATCTAATTTCGTGTAGGGTTCGACTTCTACACTCCATTAAATAGGCCAATAAGTTTATGTTTCTTTAGTGTCGAACCGAAACAACAATGCAAACTTAATGAATCTTTCCCAAAGTCGCAAGCATTTTTTTATCATATTCCTCCAACCATTCGCGACATTGAATGACGCGCTGAATAATTAACTGCTCAATAGTTACATCGCGTTGCACCTGATAAGCCACCCATCTTTCGTTATCCGGTAAGTCATCATACACAACTTCTCCTTCGTAATTCGCCTCCTCTGGTGTGTTCATAAGGCCATGAAACACGATAAACGTAGGTCTTTCATAAAGTGCCATGTAACCGCGACCTTGCCATTCGTAATCGCTATTCATTCCCTCAATAGCTTGTTGTTGCAATGTTTTACGAGACCACGCTGCCTTAACATCAACAATTAAGTGATTCGTTATAACATCGCACGTTCCAACCATCCATTCGTTGTGAACGGTTACTTCATTCTTTTGAGCCATACCAAGTCCGATTTGCTCGGCCATAAAGTCGATAAGGTCAATCTCAACTAAGTTACCTTTCATAATGTACTTGGAATGTATTTGTTCGCGGTCATTTGCATACCACTCCATCAAGAATGTTTTGCAGGTTGCTGACAATTCTCCTTTAGTTTTTGCGTTGCTCATTATCTTACCGATTTGAGAGCAATGTATTCTGAATATCTTATCCATTTGTCAATAGTTTTTCCACCTCGTTAGTAACATTATACTTCTTTTTAATTGCATCTATCGTAACCGATCCCGCAGCAATAGCCGCTTTGGCCT